CTACCTTCTGAAACCGGCCTTAATCTCGTATTAGGGTTGGTGAAGTTCGTGGACTTACACAGGACTCCTTTAGTTATGGAGCTACCCTGTCGCACACGACTAACCTTTATGTGAGAAGAAAGAATTCGATCTTTAGCCAACCAAGGTGCTTTTCATTCGCGTAAATTCATACGCAAGCCCGAGCATTGGATCCAAGGATCTTACTTTCTTAACTCTCATGTATCGTAAGTCAGCAAAGACCTACAAATACCTATATCTCATATATAATAACAACAGTACACCCTGCAGTTCCGAGGCAGGCCCGTCATAAAGACGAGGACGATTGTAAGGAACAGCACGCGCTCGAAAGGATTCTATAATTTATTTTCTAATAACCTTATAGTCTATACCAATGGAAAGAAACAATATTAAGAACTAGTCCAATGCCTTCAAATACGGAGAGATCCTGTACGCATAGAAAGTCGGATCCGCATCTGCGATCACAACTTGAACGTACGCTCCAGGAGATACTATATCCAGTAAATACAAAGCCGAAGCTTGACCCCCAGCCTGTGTAGCATGCCACGCCCCGTAAAGAGACGTGATGGTACCGCCAGATGGACAAGTTATCGTACCTGTAAAGCCCGGGACATTAAAGCCTGAGCCTGTATATAGTACATTAAGAAGATATTGACCAATTGTTTCAACAAAGAAAGAATTCGTACTCCTCCACTTAACAGCCAAACCCCCAGTGTATGAACCGAAACTCAAGCCAAGAGGCTGGGCCCGGCTTACGCTATCAGAAGAAGTAAACTTAGCATTATATCCGTACAAAAGGTTTAAACCCGCAGGTTGCGGTGTGTGAAGTGTAACGTCATAAGTGACGTACAACTCACCCACGGTAATTATACCGGTTCCTTGTGTACCAATATGAAAGTTCCCCACATCATAGGTTTTGATGTCTTGGGTGCCAATAGGCGAGGAGTTACGCACATAGCGTTGAACTCCGAACTTCCTTAAGTCCTTCTGATCAGCAGTACAGCACTGGTGTGACCATACAGAAGATCTAGTAGATCCGTGTATAGCCATTAACTGTTGTTTTGAGGTTGGAGGAGAATCAGCAGCATCGAAATCGATCCCCATCATAACTGTACCTCTATCAGTAGTAGTACTTGTCGATTCAAACTCGAAAGAGAGAGAATTAAATAAGTACGACTCGTAGCTCAATGCAATGCTGCAGAGCCACGGAAAGAGGGAAGCTATTCCCGGGTTGATTGAAATCGATTGAACTGCATAGTTAGCACTCAAGGACACAATATCTCTCACATACTCTCGGTGGCGGACCCTTACGGATCCATCGCCTTTAGCAGAGTATGAGAATACAGCTGCTGTATTCCGGTACTGAGATGATATTGCTGTTGGAGCACTAACAATATTTTCTTTCTTATTTCCTTTGTTCATGTTTGTGTTTTGTTTTTGTTTATTTTGTTGTTGTCCAGATTTGTTCTGGCGGACTGTAGACTGCGCCGCACGTTGTTTGTTTTTACCAAGAAATTTTACACTCTAGGTGGTTCTTAGCCATCCTAAAGCGGATAAGTTTTACGACTTTTCAGGTCGGTAATAACATAACGTGCAAATGCAGTTAGCACTCAACAAAATAGTTTTTGAACTCAAAAACATCACTAACATGGGTATAGCAGGGTTCTATCTTAGTAGAATGATCACTAATAATGCGAAAGAGAGCTTGATCAACATCTAAGTTGATCTTACTTTTCACCGTAAAGGGGAAGAGTACTTTTGCATCATATTTTTCACCGATCTTTGTGAAGAATTTAGTCTCGGTATCTGGAAGGTATGAACTGTTAACTGAATCCACAGTTTTCAACTCGTGGACTCGTTCATATTCCCTTAATGGACCTTGACCAATCATGATCTTTTTACTATTATTCGTTTCTCTTAATCCAACACTATTTGACACTCCATCACTCTTGAAACCAACTAAGTTGAAATCAAGTGTGGTTCTAATCAATTTCGCTAAACATGCTTGAAAGCGTGTCACATGATAATTGACCCCCTCAGCTGAAGGAAAACCAAAACCACCCAATATTCTTGGGAGGAAGAGGTTATACCTGCCGCGACAGGTGATCCGCTGTATATCTGATCTGTTACGTACAAGAAATTTGGCATGAGCCAGAACTTTATTTCTTGCGCCACACACACTTCGTGTGTATGCGTCACAGAGGTCAACAGCTTTATCACGTACTTCTCCTCTAGATCCTCCGAGTTTGGAGGTCCCCGATAGAAGTCCGAAATTGCAGAAATCCACTTTATTAAACTTGTTATCATTATAAATAAAACAAGTGGAGTTAATAGTCAAAACTTTCTCATGTATATAATTCTTACCAATACTCAGATCAAATCCAATTGAAGCAACTCGCTTCTTCCACAGATCGTAGTGGATTGGATTGGTTCGAAAGAGGATATCATCACCATTTATTAAACATGGTAGATATTTGAAAGGGACTTCAAATCCCAAGTAATCCTCTAAAGAGAGTTTGTAAGCCATTAGATTATTCGTGCAAAGAAATGGGAAGCTCAAAGGAGACCCCATTAATTGTCCTGATACTTGATCGAATTCCTCAATTCCAAATTTACTTGGATAGTGGATTTCGTGCTCACCTAAGGTATTCCAATATGCCTGCATCAAGGGAGACTCAAATCTCGCGAGTGCAGCGCCTAGGCCTATTTTAGTGTAAGTGATCTTCAAATTATCAGTTGCTGCTGAATAATCTCCAGAAACAAAATGTGAGAAAGTCATACCCCGTTCGCTTAACCATCTTTCCCTCTCAATCATCCGATAGAGGTGATCCTCCCTAAGGGGGTCACCAACCAGTTCAAATTGAGGAAAAGTCCGTAAATAAGCGAAGAGCTCCTTCTGAAGGCTTTTTGATAAGTAGTAATCTATAGCTGGACCTTTTGTTATTAAACGAACCTTTAATGGTTCAAGAATGGCAGCGACCATCGCCTTAGGGCGTTCGTCACTAACTAAGGAGTTTAACTCCTGCCATACGGGTGTTCTAACACCTCGTAATTCTTTAATAATTCCAGGACTTACCTCTACCATCGCGTGAAGAACCGATGATAGACTAGATGAAACTACATACCTATATGTATCAAAGCCGTAAATGTCATTACTGTAATCTAATATATCTCCGCGGGCACCACCGTCTGAACGGTTGCGTTCCCAGCAGGCAGAGTTACTGATTTCGTATTCTTTATCTATTTTTGGATTAAACTTCTTGAAGAAGTTTACGTTGTTCTGAACATACTCCTCTACCTGATCATCCACGAAAGTGAGATCATCTGTACTGATTGTACAAGTAGTATCGGGTTTGCTAAGAACTTCCTTATGCTTAAGCATAGTTAATCCAATGAAAGAATCGTCAGCGAATTCACAAGCTCTCTTGACCCCCTGTAAGAGGGACCAGAAGAACTGGAGATTACGATTGTAATGAGACTTACTGAAGAGCCTAACTTTCAACCATGATCGAATACCAGCATTACCCGGAAAAGGGTAAGATCCAACAATATTGTCTGGACGAGGTGGTAGATCATTCTTTAAAAAGAAAGCTAGCGGGTAAGCAGTGTAATGTTTTAATGACTTAATAAAACAGTCATAGGGTATATTAACCAGAGAAACATAGATAGAAAGTAAAGCTTCTGTAGAAAAGCGAAGGAACAATTTTACGTCAGTATCTGCCATGCAATCAACGATGGCACGAGTCGCTTTTAAAGCCGACTTGACGTGAATTGGACTAAGCCCTTCAAAGAAGATTTTACATCCTTTCGAGCAACGCGGTATTTCACACCTTAAAGAATTAATTAATGAGACTCTTGTAGTCTCGCATAATTTTTCTTCTATAACGAGGTGTGTACCTAGATCTCCAGCTCTGGAGAACTTGCCGTGTAACAAACAATCGAG